TAACTGTTAGTGGGAAGATACTATAATCTTCTGCTGTTACTAATCTGTCTTGTGTGCTAAAGAAACGCCCAGCATTATCTTTTATACTTTTTATACTTTCACGTTGGCTACTATTATTAACAACTGATTTCAAACTTGCTGTAAATGTTGCAGTGTATGTGTTTCCATCACTGCCTAGATAGTCAAAAGAATACTTTGTTGATCCGAAACTTTCAGGATTTAACGCATAACTACGATTTAATCCTGTACGATACCAAACACGTATAGTACCACGTGGAATATTTCCAAATAATCCATCTCCAAATACAATACTCACACTATCGTTCTCTCTACTTGAAACTGTAAAGATATTACGGTTGTTGTTCTCAATATTATTGTAGATTGCATTTAGCCCATACAATCTGTCGACTGACATCCATTCAACCAATGGTGTACCTATTTCATCAATAGTTTGTACCCAAATATTTCCGTTTGCAATATTTGTATCATTGATGTCAAGTACTAAGTTAGGGAGGCTGTCAGTTATATTAAAATCTGTAAAGTTTAACGCACCCTGTTTAAACCCTAGGAAAAATCCTGTATTTGGCGAACTAAATCCGCCGTTGTCATTTCTGTAAAGTAAATCCAATGATTTATATGGATCAGGTGCTCTCTCTAGTAGTACATTTAGTGAACTATTATAGTATACACTGTGTGCACCAAATGTTGCTCGGCTTCCACTAATTTTGCCGTTAAATTCTCTTGATGGTTCAGCGTTTTTACTTTTTGTTCTGTAAACTTCATTAGTAATACCATCACGAGTAAATTTACTGTAAGGTGTACCAAATTGGTTACTGCTAATAAAGATACTATTCATGACAGTAACAAAGTTTTGATATGTAGATGGATCACTAACATCTTCAAACTGTAAGTCAACATTTGCAAGAGTGTTACCATCTACATCGTATACTGTTTCAGTTGTTTTGATACTATCAATTTTTAAATATCCGTTTGCTACAACATTACGAGTAGGAGTATAACCTAAAAATTCAGCAATACGGAGAGCACTGTCTCGACGTTCTGCTGTACTTAAATAATTCTCACGTGAGTTAAGGTCATTACGGAATGCTAAGTTATGACCCATAAATGCCATAAGTTCAATTAAACTTGTAAACTCACTTGAACTAATCCAGTCATTGTAGTTTTCTGGGTAGTTAGTATCAATATACTCTACCATTGCATTTTTGATAGTATCAAAGTCGTATGCTTGGAAGTTTGCTTGCGCAAAACTTTCATACACTACACTAAAATCTTCAGCTGCAAATAAACTGCTCTGTCTTGCGCCCTGTGCCATTATTCTGTCTCACTTGTATATGTTAAATATAGTTCTTCTGCTGTACCAGTGTCATCATAGATAACTCTTATGCGTATATCAAGTTGATGTTCTACTGGTTTAGTTAAATTTAAATCTTCAAAGATCCATCTTGGATCACTATTAATAATATTTTCTACATCATTCCTAGCAAGCATTTCTGTTCTTGCATCCAGTGGATCAAATACTAACTCATGCAATATCGATCCAAATTCTGGATTCATTACACGCTCTCCACGACGAGTATAAAAGTGATTCATCAAGTCACGAAGTGCTAAGTCCTTGTCAGTAAGAACTGTATTAATCGTATTCTTGTCAATTGTGCTGTATCCAATGTATGTAACCATACTGATATTTATAGCAAAATTAACTGCTACTTTTTAGATTTTAGTAGTAAATCGAACAATATCGCCAGCATTCAGTGATTTAGTTATAGTAATAACATTATTAAGTAAAGTAAAGTCAAAATAATGCTGAATTACGTTACCATTTACTTCTACTGTAAGTTTTTCTACTGGTTCCATACTAGGACTATCTGCTATTGTAAAGACATTAGTGTTACTATACGTAAAGTTTTCAACAACAGTTGTTTGGTCATACTGTTTAATAATATCTCGCTTAATGCCTTCAGGAATGTTGGGTAAAAATTTCTGTGTTTCAGCATAGTATGCAAAGCGAGCTCGTTCTAATTCACTAACACCCAGCGCATTGATTTCGTTTTTATCACGCATCTCAAATATGCCATTTTGACGCATCCAAATTCTTGTTTTTGCTTTTCCATAGTCAGATAGTTTAATTATACTACTGGCATTACTACAAAACTTCCTATTAAAGTTACTACGTTTAATCATACTAGCAACAGTGTCCCAATCTTTGTTAACTATATAATCACGTAATTCATATTGTCCTTCAAATGAAGTCACTGCTAACACGTTTCCATTAATAATGTAGTATAGCATTAGGCCATCAAATACTGGCTGTGATATTGTTTTAATGTTAAAACTACTCAGTTGTTTAATAAGAATACGCTGGCGTTTTTGAAAATCTTGATTCCATATGTTAAATGCTTCTTGCTCAGTAATGCCACGACTAGCGTTTCCAATGTCATATCCAAAACCATCATAACCGCTGTAGCGTCCCATATTAAGAGCTAATAGTTTTAACTTTTCACTTGCGCTAATGTTATCAATATCAAATTGAGTATCCAACGCATCTTGATCCTTAACTATAAATTCATCCCATGAAGTTTTAAATTTATCATTTATCTTAGATAGTATTGTCATCGAGCACGGTTCCTATCACGTCTATCAGTAGAAGTAGGAGGCGTAGTACTAGCCTTTACATTACTTAAATCATAATCAGTAGTAGATTGTGAATTTGCTGGTGCTTGCGCAGCTACTTTACTTCCTTGGGCACTGTGTCCACCCCAAGGTTCATGCTCTGGTACTCTTGGGTTAATGCTTTCTTTTACACTACGGTTTACACTTAAACTTCCACTTGTTGGTCCTACAGCACCTAATGCTTTTGGTCCGTTTAAGTCTAACATACCCTCAGTACTAATTCTACCGAATCCTGCTGCTTTGAGTTGTAGGTTTAAGTCAGTTGTTAGACGTATATCTTTATTTGCTTTAAGTTGTATTGGTCCTGTGGCGGTTTCTGCTTGTATTCCTGCTGCACCACGAGCTTTAATATTAAATGTGTCAGCATCCATATTAATATCTCCGCCAGCATAAAAGTTAAAATCTTCTTCTGCGTGATAACTTACACTACCAGCCGCATATACATCAACATTTCCATCACTATCCATCTGCATCCAACTAGTACCTTTTTGGTTTGTTATATAAACAATACCAGCACTGTCATTAAACAGCATCTGCGCACCACCACCACTGCGTAAACGTACTAAGTTATCCATTCCTTCTTCACGGGATTGGTCTGGTACATAATTTTCATCGTCTCTAAGAGCAACAGTACCATCATCCATTACAAAACTGTGTCCTGCAGGTGTTAAAAATCCTGCTACGTTACTTGGTGATTCTCTCCTGCCGCCACTACTACCAACACCACGTATTGGATCTAGTCCTGTTCCTTGTTCAGCAACTGCATTTGCAACTGGATGTCTTGGTCTTATATTTTGGTCTTGATTTCCGGGATCAATACTTGGTCCAATATCTCCATTATCTATTTGTGATGCTGGTAGTCCTGGTACACTACTATTTTTTCCTGCTGGTGCTAAAACGCCTAACATATACCCAACACTATCAGTCTCAGTAAATGCAACTAGCACTTCGGTGTGTATTGCTGGTGGAGGGAACGTTGCGCCATATGTAACTGTGGCGTTGTCTCCACCAATTGATCCACCAAATGGACTCATTGTTCTTATTTTAGAGGATTTATGTCGATCTTTTCTTGTATTAGTATTTGGTCTTCTTTGACTACCAACTATGTCAACCCAAATATGACCCTGGTAATCAGGGTCAGCATTATCTATTACTACGGCAACAAATACACCAGACTGCCCTGCTATTCCATTAAGACTTTGACTATAGCTGTTAGGTGTATTATGTGATCTATAATCATTTCCTGTAAATCTGTGATTAGCCAACTATAACTCCTCTATTCAATTGATCAAATAATTGTGATGCATTTATCATTGGATCTCTAAATGCTTGCAACAACATTTTAAATTCTCCAGACATGTATGTTGCTTGTACAGATGTAACTCTGTAAACTGAAGTCATTTGAAAGTCAGTTACATCTTTCATTAATCCGGATTCATCTTCATACATTGGAAAACGAGCATTTAAGAAAAACCCCAGACCTCCTAGATCATAATTTGCTTGGGCACTATTATTAGCAAGGTTTCCTTGTGGTCTACCTAACCAGTAAGGATCAC